GTCGCCATGGAAATGGAGGCCTTGCGGGAAAAATCCGAACGGCGGTCAATTGCTGAATCATGGTCGCGGACCTGGGTTTTCCGAATCATCAAATTCATCAAATCAAAAATCAAATAGAAAATGTTAAACGAGATCAACACACAGACCGCGGAGGGGCAATTTGCCATCGCCGCCATCGCACAAATGACCAATGAAATCATGATCCGCCAGCCGGAAAAACTGATTCCACACATTCACAACGAAGTTTTTGACCGCGTGGAATCAATGCGGCAATTCATTTATCGTGATCGGTTGGAATTGTATGGAACCGATTATCGTGAGTTATGGGATAAAAGTGAAGGCAGATTCCGCGAATTGAGCCAAAAACACGAAATCGAACTGAGGGAAGAAAGGCAACGGGCGGATGAAAAGTGTCGAAAACTTGTTATCGAAATGGACAATGATCGGGAATTTATTCGTGATGTTTTCCGAAAAGTTCGGGAATTGAAAGGCCTTTCACCATGCGATCAGGTTTCAAGGAAAAACATTTTTGACGTGATTGATGAACTGAAAACCGTGGCCGACGAAAGGGAAGAGCAAATTGGTGTTGTTAAAAGTATCCACAATGTTTATCGGGGGGCATGGAATCCGGTTGCAGACGCCACCCGCGAAATCAACGGAATGTTGGGTGCATCGCCGAATGAAGTTGCCGCCAAGGCCTTGGAAATAGTCAGGAATTACGCAAAACGCCATAAATCAAAACAAAATGCAGGATCTATTCGGGCAGGAAACGCCAATAAATCCAGAAAAGCAGCCGGGAAAAAGGCGGGCAGAACTGGAACACAAACAGTTGATCGCAATTCACGGGACGTCAGAGGGCAACAGGTGTAAAAATTGCGTTTTCCTTTATGTGGTCAAATATTCAGGCAAGTATTTTAAATGTGAAAAGGCATCACAATCCGGAGGACCGGCCACCGATTGGCGGGCAAACTGGCAAGCCTGTGGACTTTTCAAAAAATCAAAATCATGAAAATCAAATTCAAGGTAACCAATGGCAAAGGGATATTGGTTGCCGACGGTGAATTCAAAATTCCCGACGATGTTCCCGCCGTCCAGGTTCAGGACTACATCAATGCCAAATATCTGGAAATCGTCAAACAGGTTGTAAACGTCAAATTCGATTTTGCGACGCCTGACGACGAAAAGGCCTTCAATACCAAATGGGAGGCCGAAACCAAACAGTCGTCCATCCTGGGAATCGATGGCGAACCAATCGACACAAAGGCCAAAATCATCACAATGAATTGACCATGGAAAGGAATCAACATTGGGCGGAAAGCCTACAATCCGGCGATAGGGTTTTGGCAACTATTAGGCACCAAACGGATGGGAGTAAAAACGTAATTGACGCCAAATCAATTGTCATTTCCAACATGATAAACGAACGAATTTGTGAATTATGGATTGGTGAAAATCGATACAAAGTCCCTTATAATGAGTTAAAACCACAACCATGAAAACAATCCGCCGCAACATCGCCGGGGTGTTCATATTCCTGGCATACATTTTTTTGATCATCGCCGAACAGATATCCGGCCAAAACCTGATAGATACATGAAAAAACGTTTCGCCCTGTTTTTCCTGATGATGGCATTTGCCCGCCTTTATTGGGAGATAGTTGAACCAATGATTGTAGATCCAACGCCCGAAACCAATTATACAATCGGCAAATCGGATGCCGTGGGAATATTCGTCATCATCATCATGGCTTTCCTTTTGGCTATCCTGAACACGTTTAAATCAAAACGAAATGGTAAAAACAACCCGTAGCACACAACCGAAACCCGACCAAACGATTCACACCCTGAAAATCTGGCCGCAATACTTTGCCCAGGTCAGGAAATACAAAAAGAACTTCGAACTAAGGTTCAACGACCGCGATTTCCAGGTGGGCGACATCCTTCGCCTGGTGGAATTCGATCCCGCCAACCAAAAGTTCACCGGTGAAGTCGAATATCGACCAATTGCCTACATCCTGAAAGGCAACGACGCCGAGATTTTCGGCCTTAAACAAGGATATTGCATTTTGTCATTTGTCTGAATCCAAAACCACAGAATAAAAAATCCAACAAATTCGACATAAATTTGATCTATGCCTGAAGTCATTTACCGACCGATAAAGGATCTAAAACTATTGGACCGCAACCCGCGCCAGATCACCGAAGATGATTTTGCCAAGTTGTGCCAATCCATCAAAGCCAATCCCGAATATTTCCAGGCCAGGCCAATCATCCTTTCCGACAGGACAGGCAAATTGGTCATCATCGCCGGCAATATGCGTTATCGCGCCGCCATGGAAATCGGGATGGAAATGGTGCCAACCTTCCTGTTGTCAAACCTGACCATCGAAAAGGAAAAGGAAATCATCATCCGGGACAACGTGTCGAACGGGAAATGGGACTTTGACATCCTGGCCAATGAATTCGAAATGCCGGACCTGGAAAATTGGGGGATGGATCTTTCCGCCTTTGACATGGACGTCCCGTCAAAGCCAAAAGAAAAGGCCAAATCAACTAAAACATGCCCGCATTGCGGGAATGAGATATGAAAAAGGTGATGCGATTCATACGGCGAACCTTTGGCAACTTAATGATCAGGATGGCGAACGCCGATATCCAGGATCCGGATGTCAGGGGTGCGGTGATTCAGTTCATTCGCGAACGCTATCTAAAGTAAAAAATGAATTGGTTTTGTTATGGGAACACCCAATAAAGGCCACGAAAACATAAAACCCGCCAAAAAAGGGGAGGTTCGGAATCCAAAAGGTAAGCCGAAAGGCACCCTTAATTCCAAAACCATCATCCGGAAATGGCTGGAAATGGCCGCAGAGGAAACCAATCCCAAAACCAAACGGAAGGTGATCAGACGGGATAAGGACGGCAATCCCCGTACCTATTTGGACGCCATGGTGATGGCGCAAATTAAAAAGGCCGTCACCAAAAACGACACGGCGGCATTCAACGCCCTGTTGGACCGGTTGGAGGGCAAACCCAAACAGACCACCGATATCACATTGCCAACGGGTGCCGTGGTGATGATCGGCGGTCAAAAGGTGGATGATGAATAAGTGGTCAAATTTGACCACGTTAAAGGCAATCAATTAAAAATCAAATAGTCATGGATCAAAGAACATCAAAGGCCTTTCAGATAGGCGGCAATCATTTCGGGAAAAGCGACACGACAAAAGAATTCGGGCAATGGGTAACAGACGAAGTGTATAAAGGCAAAATCCCTATGAAAGACAACCCAACCATTGGACAACCCATCCAAATCGACCACAATGCCGACCTGGCAATTGAATTCGCGGAATGGACGCAGGATAATGGTTGGTTTCATGGATGGAATGACAAAGGAACAGGGTGGCACAATCTTAAAACAAAATTATTTTTATCTGGCCGCCAACTTTTCGCTGAATTCATCAAAAGCAAGTCCGCAAAACCGAAAACCGATCAGGAACGCATTGCCGAACTGGAAAAACAGTTGGCGGAATTGAAATCCCAAATGGTGGGTTTCGGCAAATCATCACACAAATAAAATCATCATCATGCAAGCACCTGACTTTGGACCGGAATGGCTTTGGAAATTGTTTTTCCTTTTTGGCCTATTGGGTTTTCTTGGCGCAATCGTTGGCGCAATTGCCGGAATCATTTGGCTGTTTAATCATGTCAGATTCGAATGAACCAACCCGTCGTTTTCGACATATCGCCCGATGAATTCATTGAACCGTTTCGGCCTTACATATTTGCACCCGAATCGGTTCAATTGTTTTTGGGAACACAGTCGTCCGGGAAATCGGTGTTCCTGATTAAACGCGCCGTCCTGTTCTGTTTGGCCAAAAAATATTTCCGTTGCCTGATCACCAGGAAGGTAAAGGACACGATCAGGGATTCCATATTCCTGGGTATAAAAGACGTCATCAAGGAATGGCATTTGGAACCCTATTTTTCCATCAATGAAAGCCAGATGGATATCATTTGCCGCCTAAACGGCAACATGATGTTATCGTTCGGCCTGGATGATCCTGAAAAACTGAAGTCCGTCAAAGACATTTCCCATGTCCTGGCCGATGAATTTCCAGAATTCGAACCTGGTGACTTTGCCGAATTGCAACGACGCCTTCGAACCGAAAAGGTAAAACATACACAGTTTTGGGCGGCCATGAACCCGGTGGCCGATTGGTGGGGCCGTGATTACTTTTTCGCCAAACAAATCCACATACAAAGACAACCCGCACGTTGACCAGGAAAAGACGTACAAAAAGAACCTGGAACTGGCCGTCCTGGATGAAAACAACTGGACTATTTACGAACTGGCTAATTGGGGCGTGGTATCAACCGGCGGTGAATTCTATCACAGGTTCAAACGCCGTCATCATGTGGAAGACGTTCCTTTTCTGGAAGATCATCCCGTCCACAAATCGTTTGACTTTAACGTCCTGCCATACATGACGGACATTTGCGCCCAGGTAACAAGTGAAAAGCAATTGCGCGATGGTAAGATATTCACGATTTACACCGTCCGGGTGTTCAAGGAATATTGTTTGGAAGATCCGTTGAATACAACGGAGGCGTGTATCAATGCATACCTGGATGATTATGGCCGTTACAACCGGGACATCTTTTTGTATGGTGACGCCATGGGAAACAAACGCCATGAAGGTCAGGGCAACAAAACCGAATTCAAAACCGCCAAACACCTGTTGCGCAAATTCACCGATGACAGCATGGACCGCACCCTGAAGGTCAATCCGAGCGTCCTGCAGTCCAGGAACTTTATGAACATGATATTGGCGGAAATGGAGATCGCGCCGGGCATTGTTGTCCGGATCCGCATCGATAAGGGTTGTAAAAAACTGATCCAGGACATGGAAAAGGTGAAATTGGGCGTCGATGGCATACTGAAGGAAAGGCACAAAGACAAAAAGACCGGCCAGTCCTGGGAAAAGTGGGGCCACGCGTCCGATGCGCTTCGATATTTGGTCGTTAAACTGTTCGAAGACATTTTCAAAACCTTGCAAGGCTAAAGTATTAGTTGCAAACGTCTAACAGATTGGTAATTTTGAAAAAATTGTCCTTTTGATGGATTCCACCCAGGCAATCGCCATTATCGAAAAAAACATAAAAGAAAATTTGCGCCATGCCGACTATCTAAGGACAGTCGCGTTGGCGGAGAAATATTTCAAGTTGATCACCGGTCAGGGCATCGACACCCTTTTGCAACGATTCAATCCCAGGGAATCCAAGGAACTATTTGAACAACGCGTCCGCCTGACCATTGCCATCACGCCGGAAATCATCGGTTCAGTCATGAAGCCATTTCGAAAGGTGGCCAGGACAACGCCGTTGGTGCAAAGGTTTGAGCCGGTGAAAGATCTGGCCGAAGAAACCGCCGGTCAAATGTCCGACGTCATCAAAGACCGCGTTAAAAACTTTTATGGTGCCGACGCCGGTCAGGATGGTTTGGATTACTACCTGGAAACCAGGTTCACCGACCTTTCATTCACCGATCCCAACGCGTGGATCGTGATCGAATCCGATGCATTTGATTCCAACAAGGAAAAGGCAAAGCCGCGCCCGTTTGAAGTGGCCAGCCATGAGGCCTACAATTTCAGCATCCGCAACAACATGGTGGAATGGCTGTTGGTAGGCCAGAAAATCATGATGATGAAGCCAGGGACAGAGGAAAAACCGGAATATGAGGAAGGCACGAAATTCACATTGTACGGCGACAATGTTTCCGTGGTTTACGAACAGACATTGTTGAAAGCCAACGAAATCCAACCCGGTGAAGGTTATCGGGAGATTGAAAGCAAATTTTACATCGTCCGCACATTCGAATATGATTTGGAACGCGTTCCCGTGGTTCGTGTGGGTTATATCCGCGACCTGGAAACAAAGGGACTGACGTTCGTCGCGCCATTTCATGACGCCATGCCAACCCTTGACAAGTCCATTAAAACCGTTTCGGAATTCGATTTGTCGATGTGTCTGCACACCTTCCCGCAAAAGTTGGTCAGGGTTAAAAAGTCATGCCCAGGAACACACGATGAACCATGTTTTTCCGGTAAAACCCGCGCGGGTAGTGATTGCGAAGTGTGCAAGGGAACGGGCGAATCGCCTTTCCATAAATCTGCCCAGGATGTGATCACCGTGGAAATCCCTGAAGACGTGAAACAGGATGGATATATCCCGTTATCTGACTTCATCCATTATGTCGAACTGCCCACCGCGTTGTTGGATTTCCAGAAAAAGGTTGTGGACGAATACACGCCAAAGGCGCACCAAGCCATATTCAATTCGACGGCCCTGGTGCAAAAGGCCGTTCAATCCGGCGGCCAACAGCCAACGGACAAAACTGCGTTTGAGGTTTCCAATGACATGGATTCGGTCAATGACACCCTTTACCCATTTGCCAAAAAGTATTCCGCGACATGGATGTCCGTGGCCGACATCATCGCGACAATGACCGAATACCAGGGGAAGGTCACCATCATGCACCGGTTCCCTTCCAAATTCAGCCTGAAGACAAAGGAACAATTGTACGTTGATTACAACGGTGCATTGAACGCCGGATTGCCGTCGTTTGTGGTTGAATCGTTGTCCGATGAACTGGCGGAAACCATGTACATGGACGACGCCGATGAACTGTTGAAGTACAAGGTCAAGAAACGCCATTTCCCGTTCAATGGCAAATCCCAGGATGAAATTGCCATCCTGTTGTCATCGTCTGAAGTGATGAAGGAAACAAAGATCCTTTATAACTATTTCGATTACATATTCACACAGATCGAAAACATGAATGAACGGTCCGGCGTCGACTTTTACATGAAGTCGTTCGCGGATCAGGCCACGGAAATCGGCATCCAGGTCGAAGCCATCAAAGCCAAGTTGGTGGCGGAACAACCGGTCATGATGCCGTTCAACCAATTCCCTGCAGAACAACCAAATCCGGATCCTAACAATCCGGATAATCCAGAATAATGAGTTTTGACAAAAAGGTTGACACGATCAGGAAACGCACCCAGGAATTGGAAAACAAAGTCAATTCCCTGGCGGATCGTTTTTTGGCCACGTTGATCAATGATTTTGTTGACCGCCTTGACGTCAAAGATGGTGTCATCCAGAATACACCGGCCAACCTGGCGTTGTTGTCCAAGATTGACACGCTTTTCCTGGAATTCAATGCAAAGGTGGCCGCGCCTGAAGTTGCGGGCGTGATCAAAAAGGGATTGGAAGAAATTCACGGGTATAACACCGACTATTTTTCCACCCTGGCCACCGATCAGGCAAAGTATGGCACGACCGAAAAGCAGGTCAAAAAGATCATCGAAGACCGGTTAGGATTCGGCGATAAAACCAGGTTGAAGCCGGGCGGGTACATGGACACGATGTTCCGAGATCCGACCATTGCCAACCAGATAAAGAACTTCACCCGGACTGAACTGATCAAAGGTCCAGGGTTCAAATCCTTCAAAGATGGGTTGCGACGGATGATAAAGACCGACGCCAATTCCATGGGTGCATTCGAAAGGTACTACCGAAATTATGCCTATGACGTTTTTGTGAATGTGGACAGGGAGGAAAGTCTATTGACTGCCAAGGCCTTGGACCTGAAATATTTCATCTATGCCGGCACCATCATCGACACATCCCGGGAATTTTGCCGCAAACGGGTAAATGAGGTATTCACGACCGACGAAACCGATGCATGGGTAAAGGATCCATGGATTCAGAACGCGTTGGAAAAAGGATACATTGCCAGCTATGACCCAATTCGGGACATGGGATTATTTGGCTGCAGGCATGTGGCCCAGTTTATAAGCAAAGAAACGGCGGAACAATTACGTCCTGATCTAAAGCAAAGGACAAAATAAATACCTATATTAGCGACATGGGTATTGAAATTTGGAAAGATGTCGTCAGTTATGAATCGTTGTATCAGGTAAGCAATACAGGCAAGGTTCGATCAGTTGATAAATACACGTCAAATCGTTTTGCAACCAGGTTTTGGCCAGGTAAAGAATTGAAGCCAAAAAAGAACAAATTCGGCTACATTGTTTACACACTTTCAAAGAATGGGAAAGCAAATACCTTTTTTATCCATCGGTTGGTTATGGAGGCCTTTGAAGGCCCAGCAAACGGAAAATTCGTCAATCATATTGATGGCGATAAGTCGAATAATTCGATTTGCAATCTTGAATGGGTAACAACTTCAGAAAATCACGCGCATGCGTATAAAACGGGTTTGAGGGTTGGAAATTCAATTAAAGGAAGTCAATCCCCAAAGGCAAAATTGGATGAAACAAAAGTCAGAGAAATAAAACATTCATCAATTTCAGTCCGTGTTTTGGCCGAAAAATATCGTGTTCATCACTCAATTATTCAAGGTATTAAGTCAGGCAAAAGGTGGTCCCATGTAGTGTGAATCCTGATTTGGAACTTTTTGGAAAAATGATTGCCTAATTTGCCAGGGTGGACATCAACCAATTCAGGGCAATGGTATATCGGGAATTAACGAAACGCCGGATGATCGAATCCGGTGGTGAATTATATTTCCCGGAATCGGCGGTCATGGATGCCCTGGAAATGATATACCACGAAGTCCGCAACATTCCCATCGATCAGTTCGAAGTCAAAATTTTTCGGGGAGGAAAAGACCGATGGCGATTGTGGCGATTTGGGTTTCGATGATTCGCCTTTCTGAATAGCTGCCACATCAAACAACGCCAGTTGACAGGGATTGTGATGGCAGCATTTTTTCTTTTTATGGATGACCTGTTCGGATATTTCCTCTAACCAAATGAATGGTGATTCGGGATAGCGTTCGACGCGTTTGTTGATCCATGGCAGGGTAACAATATCCTTCCGACCGTCCATGATGATGAAGTACGTCACCCACATTTTTGGTAAACGTTCCGCCGTTGATACAGGTCGATAAACCATTTGTTTGGCGTCCATCCCTGTAAATTTAAAAAATATTTTGAAAATCTAATGCATTAGACAATTTTGTCGAACATAAACGAATCATCATGGTATTAGAAAACCTAACAAAAGAACAGTTGCAAGCCGAATTCGAACGGGTTGCAACTGAAAAGCCGAAAACGGCGTGGTCAAAGGCGGAGTTGATTGAAGCCATCGCGGCAAGGTCCCAGGGTGTGGATGTAACGCCACACACATTGACTGAAGGCGATATTCACGACAACGCGCCAGGCCTTGACGATCTTAAACCCGGCGATGTCATCGGAATCCCGAACGAGGCAGAAACCGAGAAAAAAAAAGCGGTGGAATTGAAGGACAACGAATTCCTGGCGGTGAAGATCGTGGACGGGGTGGTGGTGGACGAACAGGTGACGAACACGGACATTTGGAATCTGTTGCCGGCGGACAAACTGGGGTGGACGAAAAAGGCACCGGCGGAGGTCCAGTAAAAGCGGTAATCATTCGGAATATCAATACAGGCCAGGAAGAAAGGGCAACGCCTGAAGCGGCGCAACGCCTGAAGGAATCCAAATACGCCGACGCCTTTGAATTCCGCGAAATAACGGATCCGCCTGAAGCTATGGCGGATTGATTTAGTAAGTTCTTTAAAATAATGAATCGTGAAAATTAAACACGCTGAAAGTTTTGCATCCAAACTTTTCAAAATGGATGGTGTGGCATTGCGTCAGGCCTTACAAATTGACGATGATTCAGTCGATGAAATCGACGAAAACAAGTTCATTGAATTGATGGTCAGTAAACAATCCGATGTGATAAAGGAACGTTTCGACCGGGGATATCAAAAAGCCCAGGGCGAAGTCCTTACCAAATTGGAAAAGGAAATCCGATCAGAATTCGACATTGACAGCACCGATTTGAAAGGTGTCGATCTTGTGAAGCACGTCACCGAAAAGGTCAGGGAAGACGCGACCAAAACCGCGCCCAAATCTAAATTGACGGATGACGATGTAAAAAAACATCCTGTTTATCTGGAACTGGAAAAAGCCAAAACAAAGGAAATCCAGACCGTGAAAACAGAGTATGAAACAAAGATCAAAGCCGAACAGGACGCCAGGCAGTACGAAAAGACGTTGGCCGTGGTTACGGATAAAGCAAAGGCATATTTCAAGGAATTAGGCGAAGCGGTTTTGCCTGACGACGCGAATGTTGCCGACCGCATCGTTCAAAAACTATTGATTGAAGAAATCAGTAATGGACGAAAGTTCGAAGCCAATGGCGACGATTTCATTGCCCTGAAAGCCGACGGAACCAGGGAGGAAGACAAGGCCGGTAATGCAAAGTCGTTGAAAGACATCGTTGCAGAGGTGGCCAAAACCAACTTCCAATTCAAAGCCGGTTCCGATAAAAAATTCCCCGGCAATGGCGGCGATGATAAGCCACCGAAACCAGGGGCGGGCGGCGGAAAATACAAAGGTGCCGCGCCTAAGACTTCAGAGGATTATGTAAAACTTTTGTTGTCGGCGGACCTGTCAATCGAAGAAAAATCGGAGGTCAAAGACGTTTATGGATCACAGTTCACCCAGGCACAGTAACCCGATTTTTTAAAAAATTCAATCCCATAAAAAATGGCATTAACAACATTTAGCAACGTCCAATTAGCCGAACAACAGGTTGCATTGGATAGCGTATGGCAGCAACCACAGTATCAAAAAAGCTATACGCCGCGCACCGATTCATTGAAAGCAATTTTGGAACAGCAAACCGCACAACTTCAGTTGTTGGAGGATCCCAACATGGAATATGACGTCCGACTGAAATGGGTGGATCATTCCGCAATCACGCCGACGTCATTGACGCAAAACGATGATTGCGCGAATCCTGCAGGTTCAGAGGGTGTGGGTAAAACCGCGAGCTATGCGCTTGATTACAAAAAACACGCAACATTTAGCGTTGAAAAGGATCAATTTGAAAAGTCTTTCATTAGCCAGGACAACACCGTTGCTGTCGGTCAGGCGCAGGTAATCAAATCCCTTTTGGAAGATTTCAACGCGTCAATTCCTGGAATACTGAACACCAACAGGGGAACGCCCGTTTCCACATACGGGACAGGAATGACCGGTTGGACAGTTGACGCCGCCGCGCCGAAACAAATCACCATTGCCGCCGCGAATTACAAGGCTGCTGATATCATCCCGCAATTGATGAAGGTGAAAAGGTTGGCCCGTTTTTCCGATGCCCTGATCATGGACGGCGGATCATTGTTCAATGAATATTACACCGGATTGAAAACCCAGGTGAATGCAGACGGCAAAACAATATCGGAAATGTATGGTGATATTCCTTATCGCCACGACCTTGACGCGTTCCCTGCTGCATCATTGACGGATTCATTTTTCGTTGTTGATCCTGGAACTTTGGCCGTTGCCAACCGCGCGAAATACCCACCGATCGGTTCCGCATCCTGGACAATGGGGGCAGCCGGTTCCTATCTTCGTTATTCTGTTGACGTAAACATCGCGGGACTTCCCCAAATGATGTTCATCAATCAGGGACGATTGATCAAACAAGGCCTGAAATTGGACGTTCAATATGCGATTGTGTGTTCAGGCGGAAAGGAATTGTTAACCTGGAAATTCATCCTTCGCGCTGGCGTGTTTGTGACACTGGTTCGCAACCTGGCCACCAACACCGGGATCCTGAAGTTTACGAAAGTGTAAATATTTGCAAGGTGCATTGCCTTACCACACAAAGCCGTCGGAGAAATCCGGCGGTTTTTGTTTTACGGGCATAAAAAACCGGGATGGAAATCCCGGTCGGATGGATGCAGAAAAGATACTCATTAACGAATTCAAGGTATAAAAAAATCAATTACATTTGATTTTTCATAAGCATAGTTTTGAGTTTAAAGGGTTGAACCCTGGATTTCCATCCGGGGTTTTCTATTTTATTAGTTGTTTCCGTCGCATGAAATGGTAATTTTATAACACAATCCCGCGACATGAATTTTCCTTGTTTAAATGATATCATTGGCCTGACCAGGACGACGGCAGAGGTTTTCACCGAAAACCTGGGCGACCTTCCGACGGTCGGATGGTACACCAATTCCACATCCGGTTTATTCCTGGACGAACTGCCTGGCATCCCATCCATCAAAAGCCTGGAACAGTCGTTGGAAGACATGACCGAATTGCCGAAATGGTATAAAGAGGCCATTGAAACGGCCAAAGGTGAATTGTCC